TGAACTTGTACTTAGTCCACCGACATACCATCGAGTGTTATTAGATTGCCAACTAATAAAACCTATCAGTAAATCCATTTTAGTTCCGTCATAGTAAGTATCCCACACAGATTGTGAAACAGTAAATTCATATGTGCGCTGTGAACCTGCGTTTTCCGCATTTATTTTAATAACGCCAGTATCAGTAATTCGGTAATCATTACTTTCTATTTTGTTCGCATTGATTGAATTAACATTATCAATAAATGTTGGGTCAATTAGCATCACTTTCATCGAGAAGTTACTAACATACGACGAAGAAATAAAAGTTGCATCTACAGTTATTTTACATGGGCTTGTTACTTTAACAGGAAATTTAAGCACAGATAAATAATGCGAGTAGTTTGTATTAGTTGGATTGTTAGGGGCATTAGTGGTGTTTTTACCAGTATAGGTATCGGTGTCACTGTTCGTTGCCCACCACCAGTTGGCATCTGGTTTATACCCACTCTCTTTTTCCCACACCACACCACCATTATACGTCACCTTACTCAACGCAACCCAATTCAAATTTACATTCTCAGGGGTGTTTCCATTAAAAGTTAACGGCATATTTACACCCCCTCAAACGCAATCGCTTTAGTTATATCATCACCGATTCCGTATACTCTCCACCTTGTTCCTCTAAAGCCGAAAGTAATGTATTGTTCATTTTCAAACATAGCCATATCCTCAGCACTTACCGCAAAGCCGTTTCTTACTTCTCCTTCATCAGATGAGCCTATACGGAACTGATAGTGGCGCATTATATTTTCATTTAATTGTAATGCGTATACGCTGTTGAAACCGCTGTTGTAGTATCCTGGCATGTACATACAAGCATTTAATACGCCGTAAGTATTGCTTGTGCCTTTTACAGTAAACCTAACCAGCATACCATTTCTTGCATAATCTGGTATTTTGCATCTTATCATTGCTCCACGATAAATTTTATCGCTCTCAACTAAATTAGGTGCATAAGGTGTCCATTCCTGATTATACGCAAACGCGCCGTCATCAGCAGTATCAGTAACCCAGCATGCACTACTGTTAAATACTTTTGTATACTTTTCCCATACAGTAGTTTCATTGTATGTAACCTTATTTAACGAATTACCGTTAAAATTTACAAGTGACGGTTTATTCCAGTTGTAGGTGAAATTCATTCACCCACCCCCTTACGGCCCAGTAATATTAAGCGTAGCAGTAGAAGCGTCATAAGCGAAAGTGTAAGCGTTTTTAATAGTACCATTATCATTAGTGAGTCCAGTTCCAACGTTAATGGCAAGTTCACCAGAAGTATTAGTAATACCGCCAGCAGAAGCCACTTTAACGTACAATCCTCCACCGCTGGTATCAATTCCTACTCCACCGTTATCTTTTACTTTTACATCAACTCCATCTTGTCTCACTAGGATTGCCCCTTGCGAGTTAGGAAAAACACTAACACCATCGCTGCCAATGGCAAGACCAGAATTTATAGCTTGCTTTATTCCGATATAACCATCACTACTGATTGCGATTGAATTATAAAAGTTTCCTCCGCGCAACTTTACGCCACCAAGCCTATCAACACCTGCCACTGGTAGCTCATAACTACTCCCAGCAGTCACGCTAATCTTACCATCCTGCGTAACGCTCAAACCATCTCCAACCTTCACACCGCCAAGAATAGCACTTGTAGCAACAGGCAGTTCATACGCACCAGCATTAGCGCTCAGTTTACCATCCGGAGTGATCGTAAGATTGTCTCCAACCTTTATACCGCCAAGCGTTGTAGTAGTAGCAGCAGGAAGTTCATAAGGCGTACCTCCGCCACCTTCTGCGCTTATAACACCATCAGCCGTAACACTTATACCACTACCGATCTTTACACCACCAAGCGTAGTAGCACTTGCAGGTGGCAAAGTGTACCCTTCACCAGAACCGCCACCAGTGCCAACGTAAGAGCCAATCCACGAATCATTAGCGTATACAAACAACATAGTTGCGTTAGACGGTAGATTAGGCAATCCCTGAGTTGAGCCATTGTAATAGGCTTGTTTTGCTTCCGCGCTTGCATTACCAATCTTGAAAGTGACAGAACCCTCAGCAGTATTACCAGCCAGGAAACGCACCAGAATCACAGAACCATTTTGCAGTGCAACACCGCTTTGCGAACCAGCAGTAATAATCTTTTCGTTTTCATTTGCAGCACTGGATGTATTGCAAGCAATCGTAATCGGGTTTTCACCAGTAAACGTAGTGCCGTTAATCGTGTTTCCGTCAGCCAGTTTTCGCGCTTTGTCTGCAAACTCAGGTGTACCAGCAGCTACAATGTTAAACGCACCAGCACTATACGCGACAACAATCCAGCCACCAGCAGGAACCTTTGGAATATTATTAGTGTTTGTAGTGGGGTTTTGTACAGGGATAGCCGCATACTCAGAACCCTGAATATTAATCGTGGCATTATTCAAAGAATTTGAACCATAGCTAAACTTAACAAGCATCAAATAGTTCGTAAGAGAATCAGGGTACTGACCATCAAGCATATTGATTACTTTGTTAACAGCATCAATCGCGCTGTTGCATACGCCAATATGAGTAATATTTTTAGTACCGTCAAACTTTACGCCATCGATAGTTGCACCAGGATTAAGTCTTGGAGCTCCGTTTTCTGCAAGGTATCCTTCCGTTCCTTCACGCACAAGCGTAGGAATTTCATCAATGGCATTCCTTGCTTCATTCAACGCCGTTTCGCTGTTCTCTACAGCCTTGTTGACGTACTCCGTGTTCTGGTTCGTCTGTTCAATAACTTCGTTGGTTTTGTACGTCAGTTTGTTCACCTGTTCAGGAAGCGTCAAGCACCCGTCACTAAAAATGGTAGGCACTACAGGCATGACGCACCCGCACATCGGGTTTACCTTGTCGATTTTCGCCATATTATTCCCTCCTTAATATATGCCCATGAACAATACGTTCATAGCTTCAAATACCTGTTTCTCAACGTCGATTATTATTCTGCGCTGTTCTTCGATCAACTCTGCGTAGCTCTTTGTTCCATACTTTCCCTTTATCGTTTCAATCTTGTTTCCAGTAGTGCTTCCCTCACCGCTGCTTGTACTAGCGTTGTTGTAGCTGCTCTTACTGCTTGTTTCGCCGTTTCCTGATTCGCTTGTCGTGTTTGTAGAACCGTTGTTAACTTGCTGTGCAGCAGTAAGATAACCGTCAGCAATGCTTTGTACACTGTCCTGCGGAGTGTCGTTATACTTTGTTGTGCTATTCGTGTTTCCAATGTTAGTGCTATTAGAATTTGACTTACTTGTTCCGCTTCCAGTAGTGCTACTGTTATCGCTTTGAGTGCTGCTTGCCCTACTTGTACCACTTTCCGAAACGTCTCTTGTATAATGAACATCTTCCAAAGGGTCAAACTCAAGCTGCGCACTTTTGAACAACTGATTGTAGTATGGCATTTCCATCTTCATCCAGTCAATCAACTGGTGCTTCCACAACCCGTAGGTTTCCTGCCCAATCTCGCGCATGTAGAAATGACGCACGAAGTTTTCCTGAAATTCAGTTCTCTTACTTTCATCATAGAATGGATAGCTAAAATCAAAGATAAGGGGAGCGGCGGCGGCTATTACCACCTCCGCGCTCTCGTCCTCTTTGTTACCTACAAGATACTGGCAGATATTGCGTAGTTCAGTTGTATAACTACTCATTTGGCGTTTCCTCCTTTTCAGGCGGGTTGTTAGACTGCCAGCTTTCAGCCATCTGCTCAAAGTTCTGCATCATAATATTCGGCATCTTCTGGCGATAGTCAACCTCAATGTTCGTGCCGAACTTCTTATTGATACGCTCAACAGCTTCTCGCCTTGCGTCAAGTCGCGTATAGCGCATAGCCATAACGTTACCAAGATTAGTAACAACTTCGTTAGTTATCAAACGTTCCTTTTTGTTCAGGCTACTGTTATCGATACCAAGCATCGTAAGACACTCGTTCATTATACCAGCTTTTAGGTCATTAAGCTGTTCTGCAACGTATGGCGCTTCCAGCTTCATAACCTGCATACCTTCCATATCAAGCGAACGGTCTGCAACAATAAGCGGAGTATTGCCGTTATACTGCTCAAACATGTTAACCAAGCTGAAACGATTGTTAGGGTCTACTTTCAAAATGACTGGCGTTTTTTGTGCGTTGACGTTAATTTCAATCGTTCTGTCAATAGCAGCCAGCTTCTCAGCGTACCATTTCAAATCAAAGATGATAGGAGTTCTGGTGTAGTTATTGAAGATAGGCTCAAATTCGTCAAATTCAAGCATACGGCTATAGCCCGTGTGGCTGTACGCATGAATACTGACAGGGTTATTGTAGATATTAGGCTGCTTGTTCTCTGCGTACTTCATAACGATGTTGCCCATCACGTCATCATTGAAGTAGGCGATTTTACCGTTTTGACAAAGTGTCAGTTCCAAATATCTTTCGTCTATTTCATCTGGTAGGTTAGACCACTCAAAGCAGCTTAGCGCAAGGTTTAATAGCTGATTATAATAGTGATCGTATGCGATTGTGTTTCTCCAAGCAGCTTTCTTCTGTGCTTGTTTTGTTGCAGTGCCGCCCATTATGTAACACTCCCATTCTCAAGAGAATAATTACCTATAAGGTCAAGGTTTGTATGCCAGAAAGTTATCCCATTGTCGTATATTTTTTCAATTCTATATTTATCTTCGCCGGGAAGCGCCCCCTTTATGAGACATCCCATTGTTTTAATATAGTTGAAATGCTGCCTTGTATGTCTGTTTATTGTTTGTACAACCTTATTAACAGAGTACCCGAACATGTCAAAGTAATCATCAATAATCTGTGCGTATTCTTTCCTTATGCAACAGCACTGAATTGTGAAACCACTTTTACCGCTGTCCTGTGCAAGCTGCCCTGCAGTAGTTGCAACATGCGCTTCTGGAGGTAACACTTCATGATCTTTTAGAATTGCAGTTTTTCGCGCTATTTGATCTGCCCAGTCAACTAGAGTATTAGCAGCAGTTCTAACAGAATTTGAACTTCCAACAGGTTTTGATGGATTAAATACTGGAACGAAATCACCTCCGCTAAGTTTGTCAAGTCCAGAAGTTGAAGGATAGCTCCATGAAGCATCAGTAGCATTGCCACCAAGGAATGTGTCAACAACACCGCGCGCAAGCGTAAGAGTTCTATGCGTATCCATGTACTGTAGCTGTCCTTGATTCTGTGCAAGCCAAGCCTTATATGCGTCACTGCTCCAAGAACACTGAACACAACCACCGTTTGTAAGAGAATAAGACGGAGAAGGGTTCAGAACACTAACTTCACCATTGTATGTTGGTGCAAGTATCATTTCTGGATTACTGCTTCCTCCAGCATACAATCTGAAATTGAACATGTTTTTTCCTTCTGGGCTTTTAGAACCGCTGTTTTCCCATTTATATACAGCAGCTCCGCCCCTACCATTAAGCACCTTTACGAATCTATATGGATATTGATACAATTTTTTATTTTTAGGAACATAACCTTGAAATAAATTAGATTCATAATAGGTGTTAGCCGCCGATGGCTGATCTACCTCATTGAACGGATACAGGTTTATAGCTATTTTAGCAACCTGGGTAGGATTATCAACAATTATTTCTGGACACATGAATATTGCTACAATTCCGTCTGTTTTTTCATCTTCAACTACTGCTTTAATGAAACCGTTAGCGCTTTGGTCTGTTCCAAAGAAGTTCATTTCAAGGCCAGAATATGTTTTTCCGTAGTATTTTCCTTCTGGAGTTGCATATGTATACTTGCCAGTTGAAGAGTCATACGTTGCTTTAAAACTGGTAAGAACACAAATCTTAAAATTTCTACTATTAGGGTCTGCAAAAGACTTTGCAACAATAGGGTCTCCAATTTCAAAACTTTCTTCTGTAAGGCTTGCTCCAATTGCGTCATTTGCAATGTGTTGCCTAACGACAAACGAAGGTCTAATTTCATAATCAAACATCCACGTTTGAATTACATCTATTTCAAACGTAAATTCGCAAACTTCGTTATTTATATAATTGCAAGATGTAACAAACGCATAGAAATATTTATTTTCAAAATTTGTGTTCTTGTAAATAAGGTAGTTCACCGTATAAGCAATTGACATAGGAATTGTTACTCTTATTCTTTTGCTGTCTCTAAAGTAGCTACAATTAGCTACTGTGAAAACAGACTTACCGCTTATATCAGTAAACTGCTCTGACTTCGATGAATATAGCTTAGTGTGCCTATAGCCCATATCAAATGGAATATTGCTACAGAACCATACTTGGCTATTCGGCGCAATAATCATTTCTCCACCCCCGGAATCTTCAATCTCTGTTTAGGGTATATAAGCGTTCCGCTCAAGTCGTTAGCTTCTGCAATCTTCGGCCACTTAGCGCCACTACCGTAGTAAAGCTGTGCGATACGCCACAGGCTTTCACCAGATTTCACAACGTGAATTATATCTTCCGTTTCCTTCTGTTCTTCTTGTTGTACTGGAGTTACTTCTTGTTCGTAGTCAAGACACGGAAGCAGACCCCAATGTGTGAATGAAGTTTTTTCAAGGTTGCACTTGTAACATCCAGTGTTCATCCAGCTTGCTTGAACTACTTCTCCATCTCCAATGTATACACCCACATGACCACTACGCCATAGAATGATTCCCGGAACGTTCGGGATTGAATCAATCTTTCCCCACTTGGACAGCCGCTTGATATACGCAAACAGACCGTTAGCGCCATAATCGTTAATCCCATAAGCGTAGCGAAGATTAAGATTGCCGCCTTTTTCTTTGTATTCATATACCCGTTTCCCGCCTTCGCTCCAAAAGAACCCCTTGATAAGCCCTACACAATCGCACACTACAGCCTTATCTTCGATTGCTTTCTTAAAGGTAGCGGAGTACCCCTGATATTGTCTGGGGTACTGCCGCTTTTTAGAATTGAGCAAAGATTGCGTAGCTTTGTAGCAGCATGTGCCATACCAGTAGGGCGCGCCTATCATGGTTCTAATGAATTTCACAAAATCTTTGCTCTTATACATGTTTAGCCGATAGCTCCAATCGTAATAGTAGCCGAACCACTCTTAGTCTTGTCAGCGTTAGAAGTGGCCTTAATCGTAAGCGTAGAAGCAGTTTCATCGTTGGCAACAAACAGGTTACCGCTGTTGTCGATCTGCGTTTCAGGCTTGGCAGCACCAGTCATAGACCAAGTGACAGCCTTGGGAGCGAAGTTAGCAGTAACAACATTAGCGGAAAGCTGCGCATGCTGTCCCTTGGCAACCGTAGCAGTGGCGGGAGATACAGTAACGGAAGTTACACTGGGAGCGCCGGGAACGAAAGCAGCAGCAGGAGCGAACGGGGACATAGCAACTACCTTAAAAGCGGTAAGATAATAGTTGTAATAAAGCGCCTGCGGATTGAAGAAGTCAGTGTAGCGAAGCGTCTGGTCATACATCTGGAACCAGTTCTGGTCAACGATGACAGCAGGAATCTTGTCCAGCGCAGACAGTTCAGCAGCGCTAAATTCGTGATAACCAGGCTGAGAACCAATCAGTTTCTTGAGACGAGCAACGTCCATAGCGCCGAAAGAATCTACCAGCTTGCGATGACCAGCGAACTCAGCCTTGTCCATGTTGAAAGCAGAAGCCAGCACATCAACATCATAGGTAGCATCGTAAGCGCTGTTTATGATAAGATACTGATAGCCCTTGTCAGAGAAGTTATGAACACCAGCGATATTGTAATCGGGGGACAGGAAGGTTAGCTTGTTGGATACTTCCTTGAACTTCTTTACAACAGACTTTTCACTGCCAGCGGTAACGTCAACCTGAACAGGCTTTAGATGGCCTTCCAGAATATGCACGCCAAGCAGGTACTTCATAATCAGGAACTCGTCATTGGCATGCGCAGTGTACAGACTGTTCGTGATGTAAGATACCAGTTCGGCGATACCACTCTCGGACAGGAAAGCACGCTTGAACATATCAGGAGATACAGACACCTTGTACTGTACCTCATAGTTCATCGCGTAGAAGGAAGCACGAACGTCGGGAAGCTTTCGCGCCGCAAAGTCAGTACCGCCCTCATGGTCGAACTCATACACGTCAGCAATGTTGACAAAGATATCTTCGACAACTTCGCCGAACTCAAGCACGCCCTTCTTGAACACAGCCCAAGGGTTGTTGTACAGACGGCTGTTAATGAGCACCTTACCAATGCGGTTGCACAGCGCAGACAGGAACTCGTTCATAAGAGACGGGTTCTGCATCAGGATAGAACCGACAGAACGAATGATTTCAGCGTCAGCAGTTACAACAGGAATATAGTTCTTGTAATCATTAGTCGCGCTGTTGCGAATCGCATTCAGAATGTCGGCGGAAGTAGCAGTCAGCGTCTTGTTAGGGTAAATCGTAGGCATTACTTATCACTCCTTACTTAAATAGTTGGTCAAATGTAATTGGTTTTTCTTCTTGTTCATCTGGTTCATCCGGCTCATCCACCGTTCCAGTTTCAAACCTCTGTTTGTACTTGGTTCTCCAAGCCTTGTCATTCTCGTTGTACTTGGCTTGCCAATCTGTTTCATTGTTAAGCGTGTCGTTGATGTCCTCCATAAGGCTCAACGTTTCGTCATCGTCACGGTCACCAGTGTATGTCTTGATCTTATCTACTAGTTCCGCAAACGTTCTCTTAGCCATAACGCCTTCTCCTTAAATAATAGATGAAGTTAAATTTTGAAGATGTTGTAGGGGTGCTCGGTTTGATTTTATCCATGTTCTCGATAAGCCAGTTATACCATTTGCGAGCTTGGGCTGGGCGGCTACCAGCGTCCTGTATTGCTGAAAACTCATAGCACCAGTAGAATGCTTTGGCTAAATCCTCTGGAGAATCTGTTCTCTGGGTGTACTCATAGAAATTGTATGTTATTCCGTATCTTTTTACCCATTGTTGATAATCTCCATTCGCTTCCATTCCGAATCTGTAGCACTGATTTTCAATAGCTCCGTAATACCCAAGTCCTTGTTCATCAACCCAATTTTGGTATTTTGTTGCAGGTGTCCATTGAACAAATCCGTAACCCTTTTTAACGTTATATACTTGGCCTTGATAAACATCAGGATTCCAGGATTGATCTTCTGATTGAATGTTACCGAATAGACCAGCTATTGCTTCAACTGTCCAAGGAAGCGATTCATACTTAGTTAAATAGCCCCCATCCCATCCATTTGTTAGAAGTTGGTTTGCAAGACAGATTCTGTTTTGCTCCATTTGATCTTCATCTGTTAGGTACTTTACAAACCTGTAGTAATACTTTAAGTTATTGAAAGTGTTTATGGCTTCCTTTACTTCATAATCTGGCATTACTTCTTGTCGAGACGGTCTCGCAGTTCAGTCAGCGCCAACGTGTTGTTATTCAACGCATCGGTAACTTTGGACATTTCTTCCTTGTGCTGCTCTACCTGCTTGTTGTTCAGCCAGAACATAGCAATACAAACAGCAATCGGGAAGCCAAGGTCTTTGATAAGGTTGATAACGGTCTGCAAGGTGTCCATACACTTCACCCCCTTTCGATTATATTATAGGGCATGCAAGGCGCTTTGTCAATACCCTAATTATAGATAAGGTACGCAAGGTGAAAATTTTGCGCGAATCTCTGGTGTTGTGAATCTGCACCGCCCTTTAAGGAACAAGTCATGTATTATTCCAGTTCCAGATTTACTACGAATTGCGTTTTCGCTAACGTCATTATCAGTAGCAGCATACACATACTTAAAGTTAGGATTCACTTTATCATCAATATACATTAAGCACGTTGCTGAATCGTACCACATGCCATAATAGTTTCCGTTGTACACTACAACAATATATAAACGTGCACTCGCTGGACGCTCAGCTATGAAATAACCGTCGCTGTCTCCGTAAACGCCACCGTTTGCAAAGTTACCATAATCTGTTCCCTTAATCATATTCAAGAACTTGCAGGTTTCTTTGTCCTCATTCAGTTCTTCGCTTCGTCCCATTCGCATGAATACAACATTGTTTCCACGATAAATTTCACCTTCGCTCTTATACGGAATGCGGAAAGCCATGTGCATGTGATATGGGTTGTAGAAGTTCGTATTGTTGCCAAGCAATATGCATATTACCCGATCTTCCTCACGGTCAATGGTGTGGTATATAGACAGAAGCAAGTCGGGTTCTTTATCGCCGTGAACGTACCTACCTCCAGGTTCAAGCATGTATTCATCGAATATCATAAACTTACATTTAGGATAAGAATACTTCTTGATCTTCTGAGATTCGCTCAGAGCAAGGCAGTAGGAAAGCACTCTCTTTTCGTCACCTTCAACGATGTACATGTTTTCAGTATCGCATATGTATTCATAACCGGGGAACTCGTTTCGCATTACTTTCTGCACCGCTTTTTCCATTACTCCGTTCTTCTTTTCGTCCTGCGTGCGGCAGATGTAAGCAAACTCCAATCCGTTCTTAATGCAATTCCGAATGACAATCTTTAACGTGCTGTACGTCTTACCAACTGAACGAGGAGCATCTATCATAATGAAGTTGCAGCCATAAGTCAGAAGTTTCAGTATATCTTGTTCGGCATACTTCGCCATGTTATCATTCCTTCCAATAAAATAAGCAGGGTAATGCCGTATTGCTTGCAATCCATCACGATAACCGACTACGCCCACCAGTTAAGGCGCGATAATGGCGCATCGTACAAGCCGTACATCTGCATTCCCTGCACCATTATCATATCACATGACAAGCGTTTTGTCAAATGGAAATCGTAAAGTTTTTATCTTCCAATACGATTCCTCCCGGAACGTGGCGTGGAAGCAGCTTGCCAGTGTATACCGCGCCGGGATGAAAGTTTTCCCAAGTTACTTGTGCGTGGCACTTATCAGGAAGTCCGCAAGCCTTTACGTTCAGAACACCATCTTCATCTTCAATGTACGTCTTTGCTCTGATAAATCGCGCTCTACTGAAAGTACTTTCGTGTTTCCATGCGCCCAGCTTTGTATCGTCAATTTCAAGCCCTTCTGGAGGCTCTGTGCCAATCAGGTGCAAGCTGTCTGTGTCAGCATACACAAAGCGGTCGAAAACTTTCTGCGCTGATCGAATGGTAACATTTCGCGCGTAGGACGTTACGAACACTCCAACAGGTATGTATACTCCCTTCTTGGTTTCTGGCTCTAACAGCTTGTAATGTACGATTCCTTCATCGTCCAACGTTGGGGCTTTGGAGACTGCTTCCAAGCGAGTGGCAAACTTTCCGTACAATGAATTAAGGAATAGCTTTGATATCGTGTACAAACCATGGTTTCCATCCTTTTTGGCCTGTATCTTATTTGCACTCCACTTATCAATGTAATCTCTGAATATTCCATCAGCCTGTTGAAATTTCCACCCATCAATGTACTCCATATCATAAACGTTGTAGTGATCTAAGAATAGCTTCAAGTCTATAGATGTAAGAATCAAGTTTGTTTCTTCACCATTAGACGATGTAAGGTATTCCGTACTCATGAAGGAAAGAGAATGCTTGATCTGAATTGTAGGAAGGAAACCTTCTTTCACCTCAAATTGACATCGGATGCTCTGTACATAAAGTGGATAGTTCTTGTCAGGCTCATACTTGCCGCGAAAGTATTTCCCTTCGCCAACTGGATATGGGTTCGCATACATTACAGACGGATACAGGCTGTTCACGTCAAGGACAATACCTTCTCCAATATCCTTGTCGGCATACTCTGGTTTCAAATAAGTAAACCCACCTCGATACGATTTTCTTATGAATGAATCGTACAGGCACTCAGGAAAGTTTCCTTCAAACTTACTTTTTCCTACTATAGCTTTGTAGTCCGCAAGAGCATTTGAACCTATTGTCATCTTTGTTAGCCCCTGTTCAAAGAATTGATTCAAGGCTTTAGCAACAATAAGGCAGTCATTTTCAATGTACTTGCTTTCCTGTTCTGTAAGTTCATGCCCCTTCTCGCGCTTTTCTTTATAGTCAATTTCAAGTTTCTGGCAATCCAGATTAAATGACTTTGCTACTCTTTCTACTGTCATTGGCAGCAGCTTTAAGCTGTCGTAGATTCTAACCTTCTTCCGTTTCTTTTTGTTGAACAGTATTTCAAATGTGTACACTTGTCCAGTGTCGCTTATCAGCGTTTTGAATGTCTTATCTTCTGTAAGTATCTTGTCTGTACAATGCGTATAGCCGTTTGACAACATGTAGCACAACATAAATTCTCCGTCAAATTTAAGGTTGTGAAAGTATAGCGTGTCTCCTTCCAGCGTTTCCATCCACTTAAAGAACGATTCAATGTCTATACCCTTCTTAAATTTATAATCATCAAGCGAACAAGCAGCCCATGCCCATACTCTGCAATCCTCCGGGTCAGTTGTTGTCTCAAAGTCGGCAGAATAACGCATAGTTTACGTCCCATAATCTTCTGGTATAAATTCCTTGTGCTCTATATTTTGTCTGGCAAGTTCAGCTTGAAGTTTCTGCGCAATAATTTCTACTTTAAGATTGTAACTCGTTGATCTGTAAACGTACTGTATGTTGAACAAGTCATCATCAAATGTAATACGGAAAAAGTCAAAATCACTTAATTTGTCAATGTAATAAGATAAAAATTGCCTATCATAATCAGTAAAACCAGCATTCTTCATAGCTTCCTTGTAATTCTCTTTATACCGCTCATATGCTTCTTGATAGTAATCACCCATTGACTGTCGGTATACGTTTTGCAAATGTTCTTCGTAACCTTTCTGCGTGTAGTATTCATGCGCTTTCGTCTGTTTCTTCGGCATGAAAACCTTTTGGCGCTCAGTAAGTGGTATTTTGGGATTGCTTATATCCATGTCAATCCCAAGTCGTTCCGCTTCTCTTGCACGCTTACGATTGATAATCCTTGTCTGTGCACGCTGAACAGTCTCTTGAGCAGGAATGTACTCTATCCCTAATTTAGTTTTTCTTCTCTTATTGACACCTATTGAAGCCTTTGCCATTCGTTCAACGTCCACAAGATCAGCTTTTGAATATATGCTTGACTTTGCTTCCTTGTAACTCTTTGGAACGTTCGTTAGTGCGCTTCTCTTTAGTTGCGATACTGCTCGTTTAAGTCTCGCAGTTGTAGATGCATCCCAGTTAATAGGTAATTGTTTAGGCATGTTATCAGTTCCCCCTTATCTGTTATGATCTTACATCCGCGAGATTCAATGTTTTGGTAGGTAAGCAAGTCGGAAAGAAGGTCAACGTCTACTTCCATATGGTAGACTTTGCGCATTTGATATCGTACATCAGCGCGTTTCTTCTTGTGCCGAATGCTAAAGTTTACTGTATGAAGCATGGATGAAAAGTATAGCTTATAGCCATATTCCGTTTCAAACGTGAAGTTTTCATCCGTAAAGGTTAGACATACTTTGCTTGCCATAGGACGCTGGGTTTGATGCTATCGCCCCCAGCTTTTCACCTCCTGTCAGGCGGCTACTTTTACGGTCAACATCTTGTTCATTCCGCGCGTTACCTGTACAACGGTCAGCGGAATGCCGTTTTCCCATGTAGGCATACCGTACACCATGCACAGACGGTTCAGAGCATTGTAAACGCCAGTAGACACCGCCTGATAAGACTTGCCTTCTGTGTCAATCAGTACAATGCGGGGAACAAGGTCAATTTCACCAGTAAGGTTACCATCCTTGTCCTTGCGCTCCATCTCGATCTTCTCAATGAACAGGTCTTTCACAAGAATGGTCTTGTTAATGCAGTCTGACAGACGATAATCGGGATTAGAAGTGGCATTGAAGAAAAGCGCTTTGTCCTTATCGTTGTCCAGCTTAATCGTAGACAGGAATCCATTGTTGTTCATTTCAGACTGTACAGTAGAAAGAGCGGTCGTTTCCATATTACTTTACCTCCTCAGCGTTGGCGATAAACGCTTCAATAGTCATAGCGTACTTCTTTGCAGTCTTTTCAACGTGAATTACTTCATGCGGCTGCTTGCCAAATTCTTTGTCGATTTCTCGGCGTGCTTTCTTCTCGTCACCGATAAAGGTACGCTCAACAGTTTCACAAGCAGCACCGTCAAGATAGGAATACAGAGCAACAGTGAAAGTCATCGTTTCGATAGTACGGGTAATCATGTTTAGGTTGTCTCCCTTCCATATTTTACAATCATATCTTCTGTGATTGTATACTCTTTTGTTGTTCTTATGTGTTGCACAATTTGGTAATCTTGCCCAAAGAATGCGTTGTTTAATGTTTCCGTGATCTGTTCTTTGTCTAAACTTCCATAAAGTATAAGCAGATGGCGCTGCCCATTGGCGTTAACTTCGATATCGTGCCTTGTAATGGTTACTTTAATCAAGTTCTTCTCTTGCCCTCCAAGCAAAGTGACTTGCTTCTTGTACCAATTCGGCTTTTTGTTGCGTATCGATTTGCCGTGCGCACCATGCCATGATAATCATTCCCACAAGACAGCCATAATTGTAATCGTTCCATTCGTACGAACATCTTTCCCAGGCTGCGGCAAGGGCTGCTGCTGCTTCTGAGCATACGCCATACTGCTTCATCCACCAATCGGGGGGTCTACGTTGTTTTTGTTTTTCGTTCATGTTATTCTTCCTCCATCAGTTTATTTATAAACGCTTCAATAGCGTCTATAAGGCAAATGTCTGTTTCCGGGTCTGCTTCACACTTGTTATTTGTTTCGTTAAAGTGCGGGCAGATGCAACATTTTTCATTCATTGCTTGGTTCTACCTGCTTCCATCCCAATGCTACACAAATGTTGTTAACAAAATGCAGCAGGTTTGCAAGTTCTTCTTCGCTCATGGAATTTAGCCAGTCTGCCCATTCCTGTTCAGTGGTATTGTTCCATCTTATTTTAAAAGTTCCATCAATCATTTTATCCTCCCATAAATGAAATTGATCGTGTTCTATGAATCCGTTATTTACAAACGGACGGTTAAGGATGAACAGAAGCATTCTTTTGCTTTTAGACCATGAAAAAGGTTCTTCCTTCGATAATTCTCTGTTCCGTCTCCATAAGTGCGGGGCATTGCCAGCGCAAATTCCAGTCTTGGCAGGAACACCCGTTTTTATCGTCCCACCACAAGCACCCGATGCACCTACTTGTTTTGTAGTCTTGCATTGCACTCCCTCCGTTCTGCATAGTAGCGTTTCCATGCTTCCACCCTCCTACAATGTTCGTGCTCATTTGTTATTGTTGTATTAAGTATGAGTGCAATTAAGGATAACCCGATAGCAAGCACTAATAAAATCATAAGTGTGACCCCCTCCAGTCAAAATCATTCATACGGTTAAGGCAAATAGTTGCATAAAATGCAGCCTTTGATCGTTCGCCAGCACTTGTTCGGATGGTATAAAGGATACCGCGCAGAATGTACGGAGCGTTAGTGAGTGTAGAATCGCACATCATGTATTCGGTAATCCAACGTTCAAGCAGGTCGGCGGTATCCTGCCCCATGTCGCGACTCACATAGTGCAGCAGCTTATAAAAGAGTTGTTTCATGGTGTTACCAGTCCCCCTTATGTAGCTGCACAAAGACTGTATAATCTTTGTTCGCTGCCATGTAGCGCTTAAAGTCCTCTGGTGTTCCGTTGCCAAAATTAAATGCTTTAGCTATAAGATCGTCAGTCCAAAATATGCCGTCCCGGGCTTTAATAGCATCGGCTACAATACCATTGTATTCGCTGTCGAGATAGTCCTGATCAATCTCAAATACTGCGGTCATGTTGCAGTCCCCTTTTTTGATTATGCCTTATTATAGCATGTTTTGTTCGTTTTGTCAAGCGTTTTTGTGAAACTTTTTGAGAAAATTTAGGGAATGTGTGACGGGTGTTATGCATCACCTCATTTCTTTTATTGAATTTACAAGTAGTCTTGTCGATTCTACAAATTTGCGCGCGTCATTCAGTTGTTCTTTTTTGGTTAGAGGGTTATCCATTGCTATAAGAGCACAATAATTTATGTATCTGTATGCTCTCAAGTGCATATCATGTATTGATCTGATGCACTCATTCGTAAACTCATTTTTAACCCATAGGTACTCACTACCCCTTATTTTTATTCTGATATAAACTATTCTACTTTTGCGTAAAAGTCTTGTCATGGTAATGTAATCGTCTCTGTTTTCAATGGTAATCATTTTAAATCCCTTTCTGCCCTGTCTAATCAGTGCCGGGCGGACAGTTCCGGCAGACGGCCGTTAGGCCGTTTCGACTTTTTTGGGGTAAGGCATTATATTGAAAACGTCGTTTACATGGTCATACCATGCAATATCATACCATACAGAGCCAAATTCTACCCATGATTTTACATAGTAACCATTATTTTTAATAATGGCAAGTATTGTATCATATAGTCCCTTCCAGCCATCGCAAATAACAACCTTATTCTTGTTAATAAAGTCAGTGTTATTAATAAGCAAATGCTTAATTTGCAGTACGCTAATCCCGTTAGGGTTAGTTTTTTGCTCATACATTACTTGCACAACTGCTTTTTTCATGTTAATACCTTTCTGCCCTATCTCTTCAGTGCCGGGAGGGCGGCTCCGGCAGACGGCCGTCAGGCCGTTTCGACTGGACGAATCTCGCCCGTATGGATGTTAATTTGCATGGAGTCTAGATAGCAATATTTTGCGCCATAGTACGTAAATGGGCTGCAATACTCACGCATGAACCAACCGATTTGTTTGCGGGTAGTTGCTGAGTATAGGCCGTGACAGGTTAGCCAGCCTTCGGGACTGATAGTGATTACTTCCGTCTTGTAACTGATGAAGTGAATGCCGCCCATGCCGTCAATTTCTACATGGCACTGCGAATAAGGGTGTTCGGTGAGTTTCTTAATCATGATGAAAATCCCCCTTTAATTTTCGTTATAATGGTAATACTTAAAATGAATCATGTTTGTAGCAGCAGTATAGAATACCTTGCTGCAATCAGGGAACGCTTCCGCCATTGCCGTAAAATAGCCGTACATGTATGAAGCCGTTTTATATTCTACAATAGATTCCTGGATATGCATAACGGCAATCGTTGCTGCTGCTTCGCCTAGTTTTTCCTTCAGAGCTTTTACGGCTGATTCGAAGGATTCTTTTACGCCTGGTTCGAGGTATTCGCGGTAGTCTTTCATTTTTGTTCCTTCCTTTCTGTTTCCTTTTTACATGCTTATTATAGCACACTTTAGACCATCTGTCAATAGGTTTTCTGAAAAATTTTTAAGAAAATTTGAGACTTTTATGGATAACAGATTATCGATTACAAGTGTTGCATAACATGTACTTTTGTACCATTTGCTACCAGAAATGACAATGTGGGGAATTGTACCAGATTGTAGGGGGGTACCCTATTT